GAAAGGAGATAATCGCTTCTTGTACAGAAAGATGAAGAAGGCTTATATGAGAAATCCAGAAGAATTCAGAAAACAATACTTGGGAGAAAAGACATGAGAATAATTCTTGAATCAGAGAATCCGAGCAAGAAACAAAAAGAGGTATTGATAAAAGCACTCCGAGAACTCATTGAAGTAATAAAAACAAAAGAGATAAATAACTTCACTCTCACTGATGAGGATGATTTTGGAAAAGAATATTATTGTGCCTCTTTTTTCGGAGAAGAAGCACATGAATATTTAATAAATCCAGGACATGGAAAAGTATTTATTGAATTCGATTATAAAAGTGAGGAATAAAATGAGATGGGATTCAATTAATGGAACAATTAAAGGCTATCAAGGAAAATGGCAAACGTTTTTAATTTACTATAATGGCTTGCGTCCAAAAGATTCTGACATTCCCCCCTACAAATTAAAATGTACCCTTCCAGGAATCAAAGAAGACCTCGGGAACTTTAAAACAGAACGCATCGCAAAAGATAAAGCGCAAACCATCATGAGGTATTGGTTAGATAATCTTGGAATAAGAATAAAGAGAAGAGAGAGAAAGAAAAAGACGTATGCCACAAAATACTGATGCCGAGCAGACTTTCGTCCACCCGGCATCATAAGGAGAAAAAATAAAACTGTTCGAAATCACGCCTGGCCCCAATAAAACAGTGATTTCAAAATCAGTATAATAACATCATATAAACCTGTCAATGACCCACTTCTTATCAAAGGAAAAACAATGGCGAGCAAAAACGAAAGGCACTGTTACGCTGTTATTGGAATGGCACACGGTATAGCAGAAATGATAGAGGAAGAGTACAGAAATAAAGAGAAGAATAAGTCCGTAATGAAGTACACGAAGATGATTAAGGAAAGAACTGATCCTTGCTTTCAATTATGGAAAGGGAAGCTTGATCAGAAAGAAGTGAAGAAAATAAATAACAGATTACTTGAATTAGAAAAAAAGATCACACAAGCAAAAGCACCTATTGTTGTTCTGACTTCAATGCTGCTCGGAATGCTGTCTGATATGTACGATAATGTGAATAAAAGAAAGCACAGGCGCATAAATAATTTACTGACTGCGTACAGTCAACTCCACAGGCACTATGATAAAAAACTGAATAGGTGGGATGCATATGATCTCGCTGATGAATTAATTAGTGAATTCTATGAACTTCCAGCATAAGGAGAATGAATAATGACTAATCCACGTGGTATTTACAATCCACATGATATTTACGAAATGGAACAACGTATTCTTAATTTAGAAGTAGCATTACAAACGTTATGGGCTTTTTTAGAAGACACGCAATCTTCCAGGGTTCAAGAATCTGTTGGTGCCATGATGCTTGAACTTTTTGAAAATAATGGAAAAATGGGTGGATTTAGAAGAGCGCACATTGATATACAGGGGCCTTACAGGGGTAAGTAGGAATAGAATTGTCTTACGTTCTTCCTAAGTACGCAATAGAATTCATGTACGAAATTTTTGACAGAATAAAGAGTGCTTAATACAGGAGCCTATTATGAAACGCAGACGAAGAAAGAATGAAGAAGAAACTCCTAAGAGAAAACGAAAACGAACCCCTCCTGATATAGAAGCAGCATCCGAAACAAAGAAAAGAAGACGAAGAAAAGACGGCTCAGATATAGGAATAAATCCACACAACCCCTACGGATACCCAATGGGAGGCTGCACTCCATTCCCCCCTGATAATTGTCCAGGAAGAGAAAGAAGAATATATGTTACTTCAGAAAAAGTTCCTTGGGTAGATAATTATTTCTGCATATCTCTTTGTGGAGAAAAAGAATCACAAAAATGCCCATCAGTGATCGAGTACAGAGGATTTCTTAAAAAAACAAAAGGTATGGGACGCATTATCCCAAATCAAAGAACATAAAAAGGAGCTTGATGTGGGAAAAGGATTTTTTAAAGCTTCTCAAGTACAATCAAAAAAAATTAAGAGAAACGGATCCACATTAGCTCAGTGCAAAAAATGTGGGTTCGACCAGAACAGCAAAAACCCTAAAATAGAACCAAAGGGCAATCACAATGTGCGTATTCTGCACGTAGCAGGATTTCCTGAAGCACAAGATGATAAGAACGAAGATTTCTTCTCGTCAAGAAATGGGCAGTATTACAGAAAAGTACTCAAGAACTTGGGGCACGATATTGAAGAAGCGACAAGAACAGGCGCTTTGTTGTGTCGTCCTTCTAATCCAAAAAAGATTCCAAACACAATTACAAATGCGTGTTATCCTAATCTTAAAAAAACAATACAAAAATATAAGCCCCATATAATCATCCCTGTTGGAGACACAGCATTAAAAGCCCTCATTAATCATAAGTTTAAAAAAGATATTGAATCAGTTAATAAATGGCGAGGATTCATTATTCCTGATCGTGAATTCAATGCGTGGGTATGTCCTGTATTTAATCCTTCGTATGTCAGAAATGACAAAACCCCCGAAGTCGCAAAAAAGATATTCAGAGATGATTTAAAATGCTCTCTACAGATGCGAGATGTCTCGCTCCCTGCGTTCGAAGATGAAACGAAGTACATTCGCATTATAAAACACGCAAAAGACGCTGTGAGCTATCTCAGAGACTTGTTGAAACAGAAGAATATATTGACTGCATTCGATTACGAAGGAACGGGATTAAAGCCCCAAAGAAAAGAACAAAGAATTACTTCGTGTTCAATCAGCACAGGCCCTTATGAAGCTGTTGCTTTTCCTATGTTCGATGATCAGAAATTCTTATCGTTATTTAAGCGTTATTTATCATCGAAAGACATTTATAAAATCTGTGCGAATATTAAATACGAAAAAGACTGGAGTAATGTAAAACTGAACGCCGCTCTTAATGGTTTATTTTTTGATACGATGATTGGAATGCATTTCATAGATAACAGAAAAGGCATCACGAGTCTTGATTTTCAGAACTATGTTTCTTTGGGAATTGAACCATATAACACGCACATCGACAAGTTTCTAAAAACAGCAGAATCAGGAAATGATCTCAACAATATTGATGAAATAGATATATATGATCTTCTTATATACAATGGGATGGATTCAATGACAGAATTCAGACAGGGATTAATCATGATGGATATAATAGGAATTGATTACTCTCATCTTTTTTCCGAATGCACTGGATACGATATCTGTCCACAATACAAAAAAGTAAGGGAAGAATAAATGCAAGTAGTCCCCTATAATCCTGAAGGGTACGATCTGCTTCATAAAGGAATGATCGCGTTTTCAGAAATCCAACAAACAGGAGTCAGAATAGACATAGATTACTGCCATCAAGCGCATGATAATCTGACAAAAGAAATCCAAGTACAAGAAGAGAAGCTTTATAAACATAAAGAAATCAAAGAGTGGAAGAAAAAGTACAAGAGCAAGTTCAATCTTAAAAGTTCCAAACAAATGATTGATATTTTGTTCAATGAATTCGAATACGAACCTCTGAAATTCACAGACACAGTAGGACCGAACGGAGAACGAACTCCGTCAACAGATAAAGAAGCTCTTGAAGCTATGGGACTTCCTTTTACAGATGATCTTTTAAGAAAGAGGAAACTTGAAAAATTAAAAGACACGTACATAAGTAATATCATCACTGAAACGTATAATGGTTTTGTATACCCTTTTCTAAATCTGCACACAGCCCGTACTTTTCGTTCTTCGGCAAATTCTCCTAACGTTCAAAATATCCCCGTGCGGGATGAAGAAAGCAATGAGATCGTTCGCAGAGCATTTATTCCACGAGATGGTAATTATCTGATAGAGGCGGACTACGGAGGCGTGGAGATAAAAGGAGCAAGTTGGAATAATCATGATCCCACATTACTTGAATACTTGAGAAATCCAAAAACAGCAGATATGCATTCTGACTTTATGCAACTAATATTCTGCCTTAATCATTACAATTCAAAATGCGCTGGTGAAAAAACATTAAGAAAAGGAACAAAGAACGGATTCACATTTCCTCAGTTCTATGGAGATTATTATGGAAATAATGCCGTATCTCTATGGAACTGGGCGAATCTCAAAGGCAAGAAAATAAAGAAAAAAGACGGACTTGTTCTCGATTCAGGAATAACAGTAGGTGAAAATCTGATAAAGCACAAAATCAGAACATTTGATCAATTCCTGAATCATGTGAAAAAGATCGAAGACAATATGTGGAATAAACGATTCACTGTTTACAGAGATTGGAAAGAAAAAACGTATAAGTGGTACACAAAACACGGGTATCTAACATCATTAAGTGGTGTTACTTTTCAAGGAATAATGGGCAAGAATGATGCTGTTAATTACCCCATCCAATCTGTTTCATTCCATTGTCTTCTGTGGAGTGCTATTCGTCTTGTTGAATTAATTAAAAAGTACAAGATGAAGACAAGAATCGTTTTTCAAATCCATGACTCTGTGATTGGTGATTGCCCGAAGAATGAGAAAAAGGATTTCTATGAGCTTCTTCAACAGGTCATGTGCCACGAGATTAAGGACTTTTGGGATTTTATTATTACCCCGCTTGAACTCGAAGCTGATTGTTCTGAATTAAATGGTAATTGGAGTAAGATGAAAACAGAAATGGAATACATTCATTAACAAAGGAGAAATTATGAGTCCCATAGATATGTCCTTTTTTTTAATAAGTGCAGGAATATCGCTCATTGAATTCACAAATCAAAATATGTCAGCAGGGGCAGCCTGGTTATTGGTAGCTTTTTTAATATATGATTCATACGAGTAAAGGAGGAAAACAATGAAACACACTGTGTATATTTGCCCTATCTGCTATTCACCATCAAGAACTATGAAACTCGTTCCCGAAGCTTATTATGAAATGACTGAAGAAGAAAAAAATTCAGATCCCTTACTTGGAGTAATTGGACATGAATATCTTCTCTGTGTGAACTGTAAATTAACTTTTACGTGGTTTGATCTTTTAAAGATTACAGGGGACAGAGTACATGTAAATGCTTTACTTCTTTTATTTGAAAAAACACAAGATTTATCAGAAACCGGAAAAAGAGCAGCAGAAGCAGGAAAACGTTTTCAAAAATCACTTCTTAGACTGCATACAGAATAAAGGAGAATAAGAAATGGCAGAAATAGGAGATGTAAAAGTAACAGTGGAATACGATTTGAATACTGTATTTACAGAAGAGAAAATCAGAGATAAATTAATGGAATTAGGATGGGCGCCACCAATAGCTGATTATAATGCTCTCAAAGAAGAGAATAAAAAACTGAAAGAGAAATTAAAAGAAAAAAATGAACCTCATAGAAATGAAAGGATAAATCAAATAATTGGTGTATTAGAATCAACAATACACTTTTTATACACAGCAAAAGAGGTTGAGCCTGATTCATATATAGAAATAACTCCTGCCGGAATTAACGATTTTACCACGCACAAGTATACGGGATTTACAACAATAGAAATGAAACTCAGATGCAAAGGATAAATAAAAAATGGAAAAGATAACGTACAGAACTAATTTTTGCCGCATATTCGAATTGCCCGAAGAGTATCCGAATGAGTACTGTTTTAATGGAGGACATTTTGTTCCATTTTTAATGGTTGATTGGTTTAGTCCTATTCCATTTACAGAGTTCCCTGAATACGGAGGGAACGGACCAGAACCATGGGAAGTTTATGAGCCCATGCTTCTGATTTTCCTTAAAAAGAAACAGTACGTAAAACCAGGAAGAGAATATCTTGTTATTACAAATTTTGGAGAATCTTTTGTGTTCAAAGGAGAATAAAAAATTAAAACTGTCTGAGAACGCACACAACAAACGAAAGAGATAACACAATGACAAAGCAAAGACGAAAGAAAAAAGACACAGGGAGCAGCAAATCCGCTAACGAGAAAGCGACTGTTGCAGAAGAGTTTGATCTCGCAAGAAAGTACAGACCACAATCCATAGATGAAATAAAAGGAAATGCTGTTCTCAAAAAACAACTCAGATCAATCATCTCAAAAAAACAAATTCCAAATTGTATTCTACTTGAAGGAAGTTATGGCTGTGGTAAAACAACCATCGCACGTATTCTTGCACAAGAACTTAATTGCTCCACTCTTGATCTCAAAGAAATAGATGTCGCGCACTTTTCAGGAATTGATACAGCAAGACAGATACGACAATCAATGAAAACAAAACCAATGAAAGGAGATGTGAAAGTATGGATACTTGATGAAGTAGCTCTCTTAGGACGCGGTGGAGCTTCCGAAAAAAACGAGGCGGCATCCGCATTGCTCAAAGCTCTTGAAGAACCACCGAAGCACTGTTATTTTTTCCTGTGCACAACTGATCCACAAAACATTCTTAAAACAATTAAAAGCAGATGTATTCGTTATGAAGTCCAAGTACTCAATCCAAAACAGATCATTGAATTACTGAATGAGATTGCAGATAAAGAAGAAGTTGAACTCCCTGTACAAGTCGCTAATCAAATCGCACGAGATTCACTTGGACATGCTCGGGATGCTCTTAAAATATTTCAACGTGTCATGCACATGAATGAAGAAGATATGCTCAAGGCAGCGAAACAGGAAGCTGAGAAACAGCAAGAAGCTATTAGGATCATTAGAGCACTTGGACAAAAGACATCGTGGAAAAAGATGTGTGAAATCCTCAAAGGAATAACTGATAAACCTGAAACACTAAGAAGAGGAATCAGGACGTATTATAAAACTGTTCTACTTAATAACAACGAATGGGCGTTTGTTATTTTAGATGTGTTTAAAGACCCTTATTATAATACTGATGCAGAAAACGAATTTATTCGCTGTGTTTACGAGTGCTGGAAAGAACTGCAAGAATAAATTAATTTTATTTTTGACATCTTTTTAATCTGATGTGCTATGTTACAATTTGAAACGCAAAAACAAATGCTGTGACTCATTGCAGCATATTTTTTTGCTCTTCTGTGTAAGATAATGTCAATTCATTTTGTAAGACAAATCAAACAAAGGAATAATTATGGAACTTAATATTGATCTTGATCGTCACATTGATCCAGATGCACTTGATGTTGAATGGTTAAATCAAAGCAACCTTTTTTACGCCCACTCTGATGCGCTTGATGATGCCAAACAAGAATTCAATGAACAGAAACTGGAAGTGGATAAATTAAAAGAAAGTGTTGAGTACACAAAAGCAAGTCTTGAATTAAAAATGAGAAAAGATCCAGAAGAATTTGATCTGGATAAAGTCACAGACGCAGTAATAAAAGCCGCAGTAACCGCCCACGAAGATTACCAAGAAATATTACAGCAATTCTTTGACGCTAAAGAAGAACTCAATCGTTTACAAAATAACGTGAATCGTTTATATACGAATGTAAACACAATGTCAGAAAAACGAGTATCGCTTGAGCGTCTTGTTGTAATGCTTAATATGCAATATTTTTCAACTCCAAGTGTCCCACGAAATCTCTCACAAGAATTCCAAAACTACCAAAAAACACGAAAGACACAAAAAGAAGCGAAGCAGAAAATCAGAGACCAAAAGAAAAGGAGGAAAGATGGAAGGTAGTTCATTTCTTATCATTGTCCTGTACACGATTTATTTCTTTTTTGTTTTTTCCATATTACTCCCTATTGCTATTGGTATGTGTACTCGTCAGTTTTACAGAGCAAAAGGAGAAATGGAGCAAAAGAACAGAACAGAAGAGATAAATTCATTTAGGGTATTATTAAACACCCTCGTAGAAACACAAAAAGACATCATGAAAGGAGCAGCAAAAAATGGCGAAAAAGAAAAGCTCGATGCGTGACAAAGCAAAGAAAAAAGCAGAACGAAACATGAACAGGGGAGGAAGTAATTATTTACAGCTTCCTGAAGACACAGAAAGATTTAGACCAAAAAAAGGAAAATTCAATCTTGATTTTCTTCCCTATGTTGTGACAGTAAATACTCATCCCGAAGCAGCCAAAGGAGAAGAGTGGTATCAAAGAACAATATGGGTGCACTATGTGAACAAGAAAGCACATCTCTGTCCAAAGACAATCAAGAAGCCTTGTCCGATTTGTGATCATGTCAAAGAACTTTATAACAGTGATGATAAAGGAGACAATGATCTCGCAAGGGAAATGAAAGCAAAGGAACGTGAACTCTACAATGTCATTGATCTCGATGACCAGGACAAAGGTGTACAATTGTTTGAGTACAGCTATCATCTTTTCGGCAAAGCACTTGATGAAGAGATAAACGAAGGAGAAGATGATCTTGGAGGTTTTGCTGAACTCGAAGGCGGGAAGACACTTCAAGTAACGTTCAGGAAAAAGAAACTCGGAAGTAACGAATTCTTTGAAACGAGGAAAATCGAGTTTGAAGAAAGGGACGAGTACGAAGAGGATATTCTTGAGGACGTTTATAATCTTGACGAACTTCTTGTTATTGAATCTTTTGAAACGCTTCAGAAAGCTCTCTTTGAGTTAGATGAGGAAGAGGAGAATGAGGAAGAAGAACGTCCTCGGAGTAAGAAGTCTTCAAATAAGCGTGAAAAAGATGAAGATGAGGAAGAGAAAGAGGAAGAAGAAGAGGAAGAAGAGGAAGAAGAATCTTCTAAAAAGAAAGGAAAGAAAAGTGGCAAAAAAACAAAAAAAGAAGACAAAAAGAAATCAGGAAAATCAAAACCAAAATCTGATTCTGATAAAGGAAAGAAAAAAGAAGGCAAGGGAAAGAAAAAAAGTAAAGACGAATGCCCACATGGGCACGAATTCGGAACTGATGCAGACATGACAGATGATTGCGCTGAATGCGAGGTATGGGCGGAGTGTGATGCTGTCAACTCTGATGATGAAGAATAAGAATAAGATAAGCTTGTGCCGGTGGTGGCGCTCCTATGCAATCTCCGTACAGGTAGATCAATCATAGGGGAATAGACGACCTCGATACGGGCAAAGCCCGGCCACCGGCACATTAAATTAGGAGAAGTAAATGGCAATAAAAGAAAGAAAACGTCCTCAGACAGAACAAACAAAACCAAAAAAACGATCTCGTAAAGAAACTTCGGCACTGAAGTACCCAGATGATCTTATCCCAACAGGCTGTACTGTACTGAATTGTGCGCTTGCTGATAATCCTTATGCTGGTTTTAGAAAAGGAAGGATTATTAATATCATTGGAGATAGTTCAGCCGGAAAAACAATACTCGCTTTTACATGCTTTGCTGCTGTTGCCAGTACTCCTGATTTTGATGAGTACCGATTAATCCATGATGATGCGGAACAAGGACAAGATTTTGATGTTAAAAAACTGTTCGGAAATAAATTACTCAAACGCCTTGAAGCTCCAGCAGTCGATGAAGATGGAGAAGGAATCCCTTCCGGGAATGTTCAAGATTTCCACATGCATGTATTAGATGCACTTGATGAAGAAAGGCCTTTTATTTATGTTCTTGATTCATGGGATTCAATTGATTCTGAAGAAGATGAAAAGAAAGTTGATGAATTCAGAAAGGCGTGGAAGAAAGGAAATAAAACAGCAGGAAACTACGGCGCAGCAAAAGCAAGGCAAGCGAGTCAAATTCTCAGAAATATTCGTCTTAAACTCAAGAAAACGAATTCAATTCTGATCATCATTTCCCAAACACGTGAAAAATTAAATGCGGGAATGTTTGAATCAAAGGTTACACGTAGTGGAGGCGCAGCTTTAAAGTTCTATTCTTGGCATGAGCTTTGGTTATTTCTCAGTAAAAAAATTGATAAGGAATTCAGCAAAGGAAGCAGTAAAAAGAAAATACAACTTGGGGTTAATACGAATGCTGCTCTTACAAAAAACAGACAAACAGGTAAAAACAGAAAAGCGCATTTTCCTATTTTTTATGATCTTGGTATTGATGATGTACAAGCAAGCATTGAATTCCTTCTTGAATGGGATTACCTTAAAAAAGAAAAACAAACACTGGTTATTCCTGAGCTTGATTTTAAAGGAACAAAACAGAAATTAGTAGAGCACATTGAAAATAATAATCTTGAAACTGCGCTACAAAAACTTGTCGGTGAATGTTGGACAGAAATAGAGAACGATGCAAAACTCGAAAGAAAAAGGAGATTTGAATGAAGGTAAAGTACAGTTATATAGAGCCAGATATGTGTGACGAAAAAGAGTACAACTCTATTCAAGAATTTCTTGATAGTGGAGAAATAAATAAGGAAATGTTCACTGGATTTTTCAAAAATGGAAGAGAAAAATTTGAACAAACGATAACTATTGAATCCAGCATTCCTTGCAAATTGATAGTGCAAACAATAAATGATTAAAAAGGAGATTTGAATAGTGCCTGCTATTTGTACAAACTGCAAAGAAATCCATAATTGGTATCGACTACAGGATCTTATCATCGAGAACACCGGACACATTTACATCACATGCAGTTGTGGAACAAAAGTAAAAACAAATCTTCCAAAAGCAAAAGAGTCCAAAAATGTCGAAAAAAATACTGATTGATTCAAATTATCTCGCGTACAGGGCGCACTTAACTACAGGAAAGTTGCAGTACGGAAATATAAGGACAGGAATAATGTACGGCTTTCTCAGCCAATTAATCACAGTCGCAGAAGAACTCGAATCAAGTAATTTTTTGTTTTTTTGGGATTCAAAGAAATCAAGAAGAAGAGAAATTTTTCCTGATTACAAAATAAAAAGAAGAGACACACAAACACCAGAAGAAGAACAAGAATGGAAAACAGCTTTTGCTCAGTTCAATCAACTCAGAAAAAAAATACTCCCGAATATTGGTTTCATTAATCAATTCTATCAATCAGGATATGAATCAGATGATACGATAGCACAATACATTCTTGATAATAAAGACAAAGAAATGTATATAGTGACCTCAGATAATGATATGTTGCAATTGCTTGATTATTGCAAAATATATAATCCAGTAAAGAAGGCAACAATGACAAAGCAAGTGTTCAAGAAAGCATACGGAATCGAACCCCAACAATGGAAAGAAGTCAAAGCTATTGCGGGGTGTGCTTCTGATAAGGTGCCTGGTATTCCTAATGTTGGAGAAAAGAAAGCGATTCAGTTCCTAAAAGGAGAAATGAAAAGAACGACAAAAGCGTACCAGAGCATAAAAGACGGAAAGGAGGTGATCGAAAGAAACAGAAAGCTTGTTTACCTTCCGTTTGAAGGAACAAAAAGTTTCAAAGAAGTTTCCAATGAATTCAGGATGCTTGAATTTTTAAGAGTGTGTCGTGAATTCGGTCTTGAGTCCTTTCGACAAGAAAAACGAAAGGAAAAAATTAAACAGTTATTTAAAGGAGTGTAAAACAATGGCAAAAGTCGTAAAGAAAAAGGGCAAAGCAAATGACGAAGAAACAAAAACCACTGGAGCAGGGAGAGGAAAGAAGGCGATTGCCGACAGTGGAGGAAAAGCAAAGAAAGCAGCCCCGGGTAAAAAAGGTGCCGAGAAAAAGGGGAAAGAGACCGAAGAAGGAAATCTGACCGAAGAATATATTGAAGGTCTGTATGAACTGATGGATTCTTTGAGAGAAGAAATGGACAAATCAATAAAGAATGCTTCGGCAGCCCGAAAAGCACGAAAACTTACCTCAGAACTCGCAAAACAGTTCAAGGAATTTCGCTCTATTTCTATTGCTCACCACAAGAAGTAATCATTTCCAGTAAAGGGGGCGGGAGTTCTTCCCGCTCCCTCTCATTCACAAAGGACACGTATGAAAACACATATAAAAGTCATAGTAATAAACGGAAAACCAGGATCAGGAAAAGATACGTTTGTGAATAACATTATTATCGCACATTCAAGCTGCACAGCGATTTCAACAATTGATCAAGAACTGATAGCAGCAAAAACACTGGGGTGGGATGGAAAAAAAGACGATGCAGGACGCGGTCTTCTTTATAATCTCAAAAAAGCAAAAACAGAGTACAATAAAAAACACAACTGTCCGATGGATAAATATGTAATTGACAGAATACAGTGGGCACAATCAAAAAATTTTAAAAATTTATTCGTTCATTGCAGAGAACCAGAAGAAATTAAAAAAATGGTACAAACAATTGATGACTGCGTTACTGTTCTGATCAGAAATGAAAGAACAGATAATAAATCGACAAGCAACCCCTCTGATAAAAATGTTGATGATTACCCGTATGATTATATCATTCATAATGATAATGGACTTGAAGATTTTTATAGATCAAGTATGCATTTTGCGAACGTTGTTCTTACATAAGGAGAAACGAATGATTCTTGGAGATTTGCGAATAAGAGAATGGGCTGAATCTGGTGGAATTGATGGATACGATTCTTCATTAGTTAATCCCGCTTCTATTGATTTACGATTAGGAAATTATATGCGTTTCGCTCTCGATGATAGATGGTCGGAAGAATTCGAAATAAGAAAAGAAGGAAGCAGGATAAAACCAAATGAACTTGTTCTTTTGCACACGCTTGAATATATACGAATACCCTCCAATCTTACGGGATTATTGTTTTTAAAATCATCAGCAGGAAGGCTTGGCTGGGAGCACTTACACGCCGGATATATTGACCCCGGATTTGAAGGAGAACTGACACTTGAAATAATGAATCAAGCACGATGGGCGAATAAAATATATCCTCGAATGAGAATGATGCAGTTATGTCTTGTTGAAACAACAGAAGTTGAATCTCCTTATGAAGTTCAAGGGCATTATCAAGGACAACTTGGCGCAACAATAACAAGAGAAGGATACAAGCAATGAAAGCAAAAGCAATTTTGAGCAACAATGCTAAAATTCCAAAAGGAACAGAAGTAAATGTGGATATGCTTTTTACAAAGTTCGAATCAAGGACTTTTGGAAAATACTTCCTTATTATTTTTGAAGATAAACTTGTCCAATGCCATGAAAGAAAGTGTGAAGTTCTGCACGGTGGAAACTGGGAGTTGATAGAAGAATAAACAAAGGAGAAGAAACAATGCAGCCTATTCATATTAACGCAGTAGACCTCCCGGACGCTTGGTTCCAATGCATATATAACATCTTCGATGAACGATACGCGTATGACTATACAATTGAAAAAGGATCATTCGAGGGAGATACACGAAAAGAATTCTTCCACGCAACAGTAGAAATTGAATACGCTTATCAAGAGCCTTATGATCTCATGCTCCCAAAAGCTCCTGCTCATTTAAATATTCCTGATCCAGTATGTGAAGGCTACATTGAGCAATACCTTCCGTATCTGATGACAGCAGAAATTGATGAGAACGAACAATATACTTATGGAAGTCGATTGTGTGCTGCAAAAGTATTTAGTGATAAATTATTTGAATTTAAGAGAGGCAAAAAACACACACATACATTTCCTATTTTAACTCAAATAATTAATCAAATCGAACACTGGATTGACGTTCTCAAAAAAACACCAATGACGAATCAAGCAGTTCTTCAAATAGCACAACCTGAAGATTGTATTCTTTCTGATCCACCTTGCTTGCGCCAAATAGACCTCAGAATACTTGGTGGAAAACTTCATTTCTTTCCTTATTTCAGAAGTTGGGAGTTATGGAGCGGTTTTCCTGCTAATCTTGGAGCAGTTGCAGTTCTTCAAAAATATATGTCAGATAGTATAGGGGTGCTACCTGGAAGAATAATAGCTTCGAGCAAAGGGCTTCATTTATATAGCTATGTCCACGAACTCGCAAAGCTAAGAATAGGAAAATAAATTATGAAACCAATGAAAATAACTTGTAGATTCTGTGAACTCGAACTCTCTATTGACGAGGATCACGAAGTCGAAAACTTTAATTGTCTTTTCTTTGGGTGTCCTGAATGCAGCAATTTACATCTCTTTCCTGTAAACCACAAAGATATAATAAAGGCTTCTCGAAAAAAGAAACTTGTTGAAGATTTAAGGAACGTATCAAAAAAAGGAATGTGGAGAATCTCTGAAAAAACGTTGAACGATATTGAAAAAGGACTGACATGAAGAACAACAATAAAATAACACAATTAAAATACAAAGAGATTCCCGAACTGAGAGAGCGCCTTCTTAAAGAACAGAATAATATCTGTCCTATTTGTAATAAACAAATAACAAAGCCCGTTCTTGATCACCACCACGTAAAACGAATAAAGGGAAGTGGACTTGTCCGAGGCTGTATTGATAATTTGTGCAATATTATGTTAGGAAAAATCGAAAATAATTGTGTACGGTACAGCATCCAACAAAGTGAACTCCCCTATATATTAAGAAACATGGCACAATATCTTGAACGAGAACCACTTCCTTACATGCATCCAAGTGAAGCACCAAAGCCCCTGATATTAAAAAAAAGCAGCTACAATGCACTGAAGAAGAAAGCACAAGATAAAAAGTTCCCTGAATATCCCAAATCAGGAAAGCTGACAAAAAAACTCGAAGTTCTTTTCAGTAAGTTTGAAATAGCCCCTGAGTTTTACAAGGAGAAAAATAATGGGATTCGATCTCAAAAAGAAAAAACGAAAACGAACTCGTCCAAGTCCTCAAAAAGAACAAAAAACACAAGAAACAAAAAAAGAAAAAAGAGTTCGTGAGCGCCAAGAAGCCGCTTTAAAAAAGATAGAGAAAAAAGCAGATACGCAGGCGGCACAAAAAACTGAATGGATCTCTCCACGAAAGGATGCTCCTAATAAAAAGTTCAAGCATATGATTTCTGTCAGTGAACTTCCTCCTGAAACACAAGATACAATACTCGTGTATTACTCTGATTGGGGGTTCGATGTGCGCGTTTCTTATGTTACTCGGCAGCACGTACAACACGACATAAAAACGCTTGGATTTTCAAGAATTACACATTGGTACCCCCTCAATGACATGTAAAGGAGAATAAATGAAAGAAGAGCTTTTATACACAATTTCATGGCATTTAAAAAAGGATAAAGAAAAACGAGAATTTGTTTCTCCTAATAAATTCACGAAAAAAGAAGCAAGAAGACTTGTTCACATAGCAAACAAACATTTTGAAAGAGCGATTCACCGCATAACGAAATCATAAACGCACAAGGAGAAAAAAATGGAATCAAGATTTGAATTCACAGATGGAAACGTAAGACGATTGATTAAGCACATGATCAAAGAAAGTTTTCCTACATTAGACACTCTCGAATTTGCTACTCTCTATGATCACAAAAAAAGAATGAGCGGTGGAAAGCTTGTGCTTGCTCGTGTAAAGAAAGCGAATGATGAATTGAAAGTTTTTACAGAAGACGAAGATTGCCCCAACGGAGTACATGTTGTTTTCTTTTTTGATTACGCCCTGTTCGCTTACATTGATAAGAAGGACAAGAAAAGACTTATTTATCACGAACTGTGCCATGTTGTTCCTTCAGAAAAAGATGAAAATGATTACAATGTTGTTCCTCACGACTTCGAAGGATTTTATTCTGAGATTGATTACAATAAAGATGATCCTGAATGGAAAATAAGGATGGCCGGAATTCTTGAATCTCATTACGAAAAAGAATAAAAGGAGAAAATAATGTTCGGATTAAAGAAAAAACAAAAGCTCCTCAATAAAGAAATTAATAATCTATGGAAACGGGCGATAAAAATAGAAGAAAACGAAATGTTCAACATTTCTCCTACTTTAAAAGACAATACAAGACAAATTGATACATTAAAAAAAGAAATAACAGCACAGAATAACACTATCCAAAATATGCAAGCACAAATAAATATATACAAAAAACAAGAAATGTGCCCGCACTATAATATTTATTTTGAAACGGATGGATGGATTAAAGGTTGTCTCGATTGTTTTAAGGTGCTAAAAGCATACCAAACAGAAAAGGAATACAACGACGAGGTTATAGAACACCACAGACAAGCTAACCTTGAAATGGAAAAAAAGAGGCACAAAAATGATTAATAAACTCCATCTCAAAAATTTCCAAATACACGAAGACACAACTCTTGAATTCGATAAAGGAATCAATGTTATTATTGGAGAGACAGACGAAGGCAAATCATCAATCGTTCGTGCATTGGAGCTTGTTTTCTCTAATCGCCCTTCCGGAGATGAGTTTATCCGAAACGGCAAAAAGAAGTGCACAGTAACGGTAACGAGTGGTACAAATTCAGTTCAACGAGTCAGGGGCACAAAAGAAAACAAGTACGTCATCAATGACAAGAACTTCGATACACCACGCACAGGAGTTCCTGAACAAGTGAAAGAAGTTCTTAATTTCACCTCAACAAATATTCAGTTCCAAGATGATGCTCCTTTTTTATTAAGCCTCAATTCGAGTGAAGTTGCTCGTAAATTAAATGAAGCAGCTGGACTTGATCTCATTGATCTAAGTCGGCAATACGCGGATCGAATTATAAAAGAACAAAATACGCAAGAGAAAGCGCACAATAAAAGAATAGCTCAGAAACGAACGGAGTTGCTCAAATTTCGATCTTTAGACGAAATAGTGTCATTGCATCAAACTTATGAAGAACAGCAAGATTTGATCGTCTCCGTTGACGAGAAGAAGAAAAGAATTCAATTCATTCTGACATCTCTTGAAAAGATGAAAGAAAATCTCGCAATCGAAAAGGACATAAACGAAGTTCACAAATTAGTGAACAATATTGAAGAAGCACAAGAGCAGGCTGAAGAACTCGAAGAGGCATCAGAAAAACTCGATCATCTGTACTCTGTAATACAGAATTCAGAAGGATTAATTAACAGCATTTCAAAAAAACATAAACACGCCCAAGAACTCGTTTCTGAGTTCGAAAAAAGGAATGAACAAATGCTCCAAAAAGAAAAAGAAATAAAGGATATGGAAAAAATTTCATTGCAATTAGCTGAAACTGAAGATATTATTGAAAAAACAAAAAAGGCGTATGAAGAGGCACAGGAGCATTTTAATAATTTCAAGAAAACATTTGATGTGTGCCCGATTCTTGATAAGCCTTGCAAGCTATTAACAGGGAGAAAGTAAATGCGATTAGGAATACTCGGAGATTTGCATTTAAGAAGTGCGCCCCCCATTAACAGGATTGATGATTATTATCAAACACAATTCAATAAATTATACAATGCGTTTGATATGTTCAAAACAAAAGGATGTGACGCTGTTCTTCAACCAGGGGATTGGTTCAATAGTTATGGAAGAGATCCCTTAGAACTTATCTTCGATGTAATTTCATTCGTGAAGTCCGTTGACATTCCTATTTATTCTTTATTTGGACAACACGATCTTAAATTCCACAATATAGAAGTTGTGGGCGTTCCTTTACAAATACTCATGAATGCAGGACTCATTAATCGAATCCCTATAGACGGAAAGAAAATAGGAAAAAACACGTATCTATACGGAATGCACTTCGGACAAAAAACATTTCCAAAACCAAAAAACGGGATTAACATCCTTGTTGCTCACAAAATGGTGATCAATGGAAAGAAAATATTCCCCGGACAAACTGATTACATTCAGGCAAAGATGCTCACTAAAAAAGGATTTGATCTCTGTGTGACAGGAGATAATCACAAAGCATTCATTTACAAAGACAAAGAGAGCATAGTAGTTAATTGCGGAAGTCTTTGCAGAATGAAGATTGACCAAACAGAACACAAACCACAATTCGCAATATACGATACAAAAACACACGACCTACAGGTTTTTAACTACCCAATAAAGCCCGCCAGTTCAGTCCTGAAAGAAGAAGAGATCAGAGAAAAACAAGCAGACAGCAGAAGAAGAGAAGAATTCTCAAAAAGCCTCGATTCAGATTTTGATGCAGAACTCGATTACAGGAAAAACATCAAAATAGTGATGGATCAACAACGAAGAACAAAGAAACGCACAAAAGAAATCTTAGAGGAGGGATTAAATGTCAAAACTGTCTAAGTTCGAAAAACTGAAAAAAAGAGTGGAAACATTGCAAAACGAATTAAGCGAAGCAAAGGGCAAATTAGCAAGCACGAAACAAACAGCACGTGAGGAGTTCGGGACAGACGATTCTGACAAGCTGAAAGCATTACTGAATAAGAACATAGTGAAGATCAAGAAACTCGAATCCAGCATCGAATCCTTGTCTAATGAGCTTGAAGAAAAACTTGAAGAAATAGAAAAAGAGAGGGAAGCAAATGTCGTTTAAAAAAGACATCGACATGTTGATTGCCGAGAAAAAGATAATTGAAAAGGATATTCAAGAAGAAGAACGAGAACTCGAAAAGTGCAAAGAGGAAAGATACGCAGCAGAAGACGCAAGGATTATTTATCAATTGGCTGCAAAGAAGACACAGCAAAGAGTGGAACACCATTTCTCTGATCTCGTTACAAAAGCTTTTCATCTTATCTTCGATGATCCCTATACTTTTATTCCTAAATTCGAAGAAAGAAGAAATAAAACAGAGTGCGATCTCTTTTTTGAAAAAGGAGGGAAATTAATGAGACCTCGATTTTCAGCAGGCGGAGGAACAATTGATATTGCGTCCTTCGCATCACGACTTGCGTATTGGAAGATTGAAAAAAGTGCACCTGTTTTTGTTCTTGATGAGCCGTTTAAGATGCTTTCCAAAAAACACATCCCAAGAGCTATCGAAATGCTTAGATTGCTCTCCCAAGAATTTAATCTTCAATTGATCATCAACACTCATATTCCTGAGATTGCCGAACACGCTGACAAAGTGTTTGAGATCAAGAAAGGAGAGGTGGTTACAGATGACGCACACAATAGACTCTCCCACAACAGATACGTTGAGCACAATAAAAGAGTACGATCTTGATTTCAAGAAAAGGTACGAGCGGTTGAGCACTCCAGCAAGAAGAAAAAAAAGATGCATATGGCCCGAATGTGAATCTTTTGTAACAGCTCCCTATCATCTTGAAATGTGCTCAAAGTGCAGGACGAAGCACTACAAGAACTTGTTATTATGTGTTGACGTTTCTTTATTTAATCCAGAAGAAAGAATTGAATTATACAAAGATGTGATTGAGTTCTCAGAAGAACATGAAATGACAGTAGGAGAAGTATTGGCGTGGTTATTAACTGAAGGATTGAATGCTTTTGATAAAAAGAAAAGAAAGAAGAAAAGAAAAAATGTATAAACATTTTGAAAGAAAAGGAGAATGTAAGCAGTGTGGAATATGCTGTATTCCTGAGAACTGCTCACATTTTATAAAAATAAAATCAGGGGGTATTTGTGCAATACATGAATCAAAACCCAAAGAATGTCATATTTTCCCTATACATCCTAATCTATTATATGAAGGTTGTGGTTTTTATTTTATTGATAAAAGAACTGGAAATATTTCAGAAAATGAAAAAGGAAGGAGAAAAATAAACAATGAAAGAACAAGACATTTCTAATTTACCGATTGAAACAGATGAACGAATGAAAGATAATGACGGCAAACCACTAAAGAGTGTTGAAATACACGCTCATAAACTGGTTTGCCATCCAAAGATGAAAGCACAACTTGAAACAGGCCTTAAATTAATGACAGGGAAGCCGATGTCTGAAGAAGAAATGAAAAGAAAGTATTGATTACTGCTCCTCTTCCTCTTCCTTGGGGGGTATGGGAACAGTGAAGCTGTCGTTATATAAAATATCCAGATCACTGTCCACATACCCTTCTCTTGTCATTTTTAAAGTATGCATTGTCCCAGGACGCAGTTCTCCAATGTATAATATTCCTTCAATATTTGTCCATCCCTTGAAATTACCATCAACATAGACAGAAACAACATCAACAGGCAAGTCTGAGCAGAAATCTGATACACGCAAAGAAATAGGAATAGGGTTCGATAGGTCTGCTTCGTAATTAATTGTAGCGGACGCTAAATCAGCACCACGCTCAACAGCAACAAGCACTCCAACCTCTTCATCCAAGGACGAAACATTTAAAGTCGCTCTTTTTCCTACTGTCGAATACGTACAGCGCATAATTCCTAAAAACTTTTTAGCATCTTCAGCTTCTGGATTTTCTTGTAAAAGAATCTCTCTTCCTACAAAAACAGGATTTATTATGCCCCTACCAAACCATGTGTAGCTCACGGATCCAATAGGAACATAAGATAAAGAGCCTGTATTATCTCGCGTAAAAGAAATATCTTCTTCAATAGAATAAGAAAAGGTACCCTGCACAATCTGAACATTGCCTATGCTGGAAAAGATATTTAAAGCATCTTCTCCTTTACTGAATATTTTTAAATACGCTGTTTCTCCTAAAGCAAAAGAGTTTTTCTTCTCCACTTTATAAACGCTTTGGTTCTTTTCTTCATCCAGCATAATTGCTAAATAGGTATCAGCATCGACTGAATCAACAGCAAAAGAAACATTAACGGTAGCTGTGTACATCTTTTTTCCTTTATTTACATGTAGTTTCTACCCGGTAACTCCAACAAGATAAACAAGAACTTGATAATCCGTAAAAGCATCCTGTCCAAAACCAGCAGGCTTACTGACATTATTAAGCTGATACAAATCATATCTTGTTCCATAAGTAACCATACAAAAACCAACCACAGGATCAAGAGGACCATTAGAAATTTTAGAGCACTGAAACGTTGTCTTTTCTTGTTCAACCAAAGACACAGAACCAATATTGCCTTTAATATTCGATATTGTGTAATTCCCTATTACTGGCTTTTGTACAGAAGCGTTTCTGTACGACTCATCTTCATTTCCGTCAGAATCAGCAGAAGCTCCGCCCGCCCAAGATAAAAATTCAGTCAATGTTTCTGAAAGATTAGAGCTTACTCTTGATGTAGATCCATCAGAAGTGAAAGAATGCACACTCTTAATCTCAGATGATTTGTAAATTCTGAATTTAGGAGAAGCTCCCCCAAAAGGAAAAGAAGTCCTTCCTCCATTATCTTCGGCGTTTATTTCAGCGATAAATACAGCATCCTCATCTACTGTACTCACAACAAATGAGATGCTAACTGATGCAGTTGGGTATTGGTTAGCCATCTATCACAATCTCCTTTTGTTTTTGTGTGTTTTTTCTATTAGTTGAACCAACAATGTACCTATCATATTTAGTTTTGTTGATGACAACATGTTCCCCTGCTTGCAATTTCCTGTCAATAGCTGATTTTAAAATAATTGATTTATTCTTTAGTCGCACACGGTACGTTTCTTTATCCAATGGATCTTCAACAATGCCAGTTTCAATGTGCGAATCTGCCTTTCCTGTTAAGTATTGAAGAAAGTTAGACATTTTTCTACCTCTATTTGATTGATTACTTTCGGCCCTTCAAGAGAAAGCACACAAGAAGTAACGTGGTAATTCCCTGGAAATCCTATTTGGGCATCATCAATGTGTACCAGTATGCCATCTTTCGCTTCTTCTTTAAAAGGAACGTCAATTGATATCATGGACTTCCTGTACTGATCGTCTATCCATGCTTTTCCTCTATTAACTGCTGCTTCTTCTGTTGTCAATAGAGGTGCATCAATAGGCGGTCCGTATATAACTGGTTCTGCTTTTGTCCTTACGCTTATGTACGTATCCTTTTCATTATCAAGAAAGAGTACAGCGATCAATCGCTCAACATCATGAGACGCGATCTCATAGCGTTGGAAACGTGTTCTGTACTTCACTGTTGCAACACGAAATCTATCTTCTCCAGACAATTGCAATTCTTTGTCGTACTGCTCGTACTGTAACGGCCCTGAAGTAGCCCCTATCCACTCCCAGCCTAACAATTCATAAATAGGGTGAGAAACAGATGTTTTTCCATCGTCGAATTCAACAACCTCTTCTTCAGTTTCAGTAGTGAATGCTCCATTTTTTACAATGCTCATTGTTCCATCGGTAACAAAAGCTCTTATTACATTGCTTACTTTCCCTGCCCAATACACACGCACAAAACAATTTTGTCCTTTTTCTGGACTTCCTTCAACAACAAGATCGGGAATAAAAACCTCATCAGTTCTTCCCATTATTGTTACAGCGTTGAATCCACTTTCTTGTACCTCTGAATGAGATAACGTCATTATATTATCTCTACTGTAATCTAACATAGTTGGAGCATTATTCATATGAACGGGCCTAACAGGACGTTTGTTCCTTACCAAAAGAGAACCATCATCCTGACAACGTACAATAGCTCCTACTTCAGAAGCTAATCGTTGAATACCGTCCAAAGATTTTCCAGAAAACTCAAATCCTGCAGGAACAACCCAATCAACTGTTTGCCAATCAACAGGACAATACGCTGTTAAGGATTCTGCTATTTCTGAAGCCAGTGTAGGTACTTCCAACTGGAAGTCAATATCATCAAAATAAGGATCATCTTCTTTAGCTGAGACTGATATTCCTGTTATTGTAAAATTTGTTTTTTCTCCCTCTCTCGTTTCAACTAAGAACCAAATTGATCTCGTTCCTATTTGTATCTCAATACGAGGCTCTCCATAATTAATCTCGGGATCAGCCCAATCAAACAAATCAGGATCATTTGACTGTATCGTAATATCATTGTGTACGTTACTTTCAGAATACGTTATAGTCGTGCTTTTTGTTCTTCCTTCTGGATCAATTTTTTTACCATCTAATAAAATATGAGTCGATTCTGCATAAAAATAAGATGGAACATCCTGTAAAGTGCTTAATATGTTTTGTGGAATTTTAATATCATTCTTTTCCAGTACTGACAAGATATGTGCAATATTTATATTTATGGGATCAGCAGAAATAGATTGCAAAAGATTTTGTACGATTGAAAAAACAACAGAGTATTCGTACAGCACTGCTTGGTTTTTAAATGCGCCAGAAGAAAACATAATTGGAAGTTTTTGAGTAAGTGCTATTTCGTCTCCTCTTATAAGTTGGTTCAAGAGTGATTGATTTTGCACACAGAATACACCAACTTGATTTATCAACTCTTGATTCACAATAATATCAGAAGTGAACGCATTTAATAACTTCTGTGTGCTTTCTGTTTCATCCCCTCTTATAAGTTGATTCAGAATAGCTTGATTGCTCGTAACAAACACGCCTATCTGATTCAATAATTCTTGATTCACAACAATATCAGAAGTGAATTTTGTTGATAGCTTCTGTGTGATTTTAACTTCATCTCCACGTAAGAATGAGTACAAAAGAGATTGGTTATTATTAATGAATACCCCAATCTGGTACATCAATTTTTGTACAGATGAGGTGCCGAAACCCTGTAATAATTTTATGAACATACCCCCTCCTAAGGACCAAAGATGAAATAACTGTATATTTTTACCTAATGAAAAATTTATTAAATTATGAACAAAAAAAGGCTCTGTATACATTTTCCCAACAATAGTGGGCAAAGGAACTGAATGTATCGCTCTCGCCGGAAACGCCGGAACCATCCCCCCCGGAAA